ATAAGTCTTGAATTTCCGTACGTTGGTGAACTAAAATGTAGAAATACTCAGAACACGAAGAAAGGCGTTGCCGTGTTCTCAGAATCCACACTCCACAAGGGTGTTGCTGTTGTTGAAGAATGTAATCCACGAGGGACAGTTAGCTAGCACTTGAACTAGCCAACCATCCCTTAAGTTATAGCTGATTACGATGTAGTAGGTAGCACAGACCAAACCTTAGCCAATGCTTTCACATCTGCTAAAGGGTCATGCTCATCGTAATCTCCAAATCCGAACTGATGATGTAAATGGGTCAACCTGTGACCTTTACAAAATTTGCCGCAATTTGGATAGTGTACCTCTGCCTTGGGCAACACTCTCACCGCTCTCTTCTTTGAACAGACAAAGTCTGTAGAAGGGAACAGGTCAGCAAGTGAAGCCTGTACGCCAGTGGACACCTCACAACTATCCTCAATGACTTTACGGTCAAAGTCTAAGTTGTGAACTACAACTGTGGCGTCAGACAGTAACGGAACAAGTTCCTGAACTACCTGACCTGGTGTCTTACCCATCATAGCCTTAGTGCAATCAGTGTTCTTAGCACTAATTGAGTTACCTAAGGGGTACCACTTTATGAGACTGTTTAAGTATATCTTCGGTGGACGAACATATTCCCTGTATACAGTTTCTCCATCTGACGAGCAGATGGCTACTTCTGTTAGGTCATCCCATAAGTATGGGGTTCCAGCCGTAGTTACTTTCGAGAACGCATTCCCGAATAACCACGAGCCAGTGGTCTCTGTATCTAGGAACAGCGTCCTAGGACTGTCTTTCAACATAATACAGTATCTCCTTTCTTCGAACTTTAAGGCATCGAAGTACTCCGTTGGTATCTAGTACCCTAGACCCTACCTACCGATAGGGTCCGAGCTACTAGCTAAATAATTTCTTACCTAGCATGTTTGCTAGCTTCATAAGTGATAGTGTCACTGCTATAAGCAGGAACCATGCACTAACTGAAGCATTTAGCAAACCAAGCACAAATTCTTCTACGAATAGTGCTGGAGTCATTACAACCCCCTTTCCACAATGTTTCCATTGTTTATAGTTTGCAATTGTCTCCAAGTATTAACTTGAAGATTAGCTTTGCATTCATCACAGATAAACTTAGCCATAAGTCTTATGGTAAGTTTGTTTTCTCTGCATTGATTACAATATTGCTTTAGAGCAATCATTTGATTCTCCTTTTCTGATATACTGTTGTATACCTTCGGCTACTCCATTACTGAAGTAGCACAAGCTATACGACAAGCTAGGTCACTAGTGAAGAGCTTGACGGAGGGTAGGTGGTCTAAAACCATACTGGAGATATGGCTTCGACTAAGCTGACTGAACAGCACACTTCCCTCTCGGCAAGATTCATCTAGGTTGTTCAGTATCAAGCGTGGGACTTGATACCTGGGAGGGTGTCTCCCAGTGTGTCACGCTCAAGGAGAAGAGCAACACACACTGTAGGTTTTCCAACCGCTGGCACTCTACAGTAGCCAGCCTGGGGCGTCAGTCCAGATGTGGACGCATTACATGTATAGTCTATTAGTGGAAGTTTGGAGCTTTACGATTCCGAGACTACTAAGCTTCTTTCAGCTTTTCAATTAAACACCGTTGTGTTCTTTGAATCAACCACGTGAGACTATCACGCTGTAAACGGTTTGTCACTACATTACTGCAGCGTTTTAGGTTGTTACCCTCCTCAGAAGTTTCCTCTGAGTGCCTTATCCCTCCATCAACGAGTGATGGACTCTTTAAGGGACACGTACCCATGTCAAGAGTCGAACTTGACTTAAGACCGTCATGGGTTAAAGGTATATACAGTCTGACCTTTGACAGACAACGAAGCACCCGCTAGTGTTTGGGTGCTCTATGTAATGCAGGTTATATACCAGTCCTGCTCTGGTTTGTGGTTGTACTTGAAATACGTATCGTTATAGCTGACTAGACATTTCAGATACGTATACAAGTACGGGTAGGCATAAAGTGCTTATTAACTATATATAAAAGGATTAAGCTCTTCACGAATCCTACGTTGAACAGAAGTAATCTGTTCTTGTAAGAAATCGTTTCTAAGCTTCATCTTATATAGTATATAAGCGAGCACCGATACATTAATTAGTAAGAATGCAATAAGGTAAGTCATGGTAGTGACATACAATACATACATATCAAACAATTGAGCATCGATTCGGTCTATCTCGTCTGCTATAGCGTAAGCAAGCTCAATGACCGTGTCGGATAGAGTTTCCAATATAGAATCTCCTTTCTGGCTAACATACTTACTTATTGTTCAGTATGCCGTACGCCAAGCACCTAGAGGGTCGTCATCCCCCTAGGTGTCGTGTGCCCATCCAGACACACTATATCTACCCACCAACTACCAAGTCGAACTTGATAGTCAGTAGGTAATACTGGTTGAGTTACAGAGAGAGCCAGCATCTCCAGCTACGAAGTAAATTTAGAATTTACAGTCGCAACCTGTGTACCTTGGGGTACCACACCCACAAGGACACATTGTGATAGCGATAGGACCGCGACCACAATCAGTGCAATGATTATCAGTCATTGTCACCTCCTTTCATATCGTATAAACCAGAAGAAAATGTCTACTGTTATACAGTTAGAAAGGACACCAAGGAGACAAGCGTAGTGAGAGACAGGACTTATCAGGATACGTACACCATTGCCTACCTTCACTACTACTTGTCAAAGATTAAAGGTACATACACCCCCTTTCGGAAGTGATGCACGAACCACAAGTAGTGCATTTAATCCAGCCTTGATAGCGGACAACATACATAATATGTTCTCCACTACCAAGGTAGTGGTAAGGTGGTATGCGTAGTAAAGACAGGACTTACATGGTGTCACAACCCAATGCCTACCTCGACTACGACATACCAACAGTTAACGGTTTGAACAGGCTTACTCACCTGTCAAACGAACCACAAGTAGTGCAGTTAACTTCCTTAGTAGTCACTACGCCCAGTCTAAGGACGTAGCTTGCTCTTCAACTGTTATACAGTTATCATGAGCAGTGTCAAGCTTGTGCTCCTGTACTTGTAGTACAAGTTGCACTTTAGCCATCCACCTTTCTGCAAGCTCTGCAGTCTTATCTTCAGACAAGTAGTTACTACCTGACTTGAAGTAAGACTCACTAGAGCACTTACAGCTGATGTACCACTTCTTAGAGCAGTCATCATACGAAACCCTTATACCATCAGCATTGATGTCATAAGTAGTTCCGTTAGAGTGGTGCCCAGTTGCACCAAGTGAGATAAGCTTTTGCATTATCTCGTTGCTGTAGCTAAAAGAAACTACAGTGTTGGTTTTTATACTGTCCAACAACACAGTGATTGCATTCTGCAATATATACCTCCTAAGGTACTGACAGTTTGATGGTACTGTCTTAACCATATGATACATACGTATCCTTCTGCCTATCAAGTCAAACTCGATAAGCAGTAGGATAGGTGCTGGTTGAGTAATACAGAGAGCCAGCATCTGCACTGTTTATAGAGACAAACTAGATGAGGCAGTTGTCACTATGACCAAATTGGTCACAATGAGCATCGCACCACATTAAGTTAACACAGGATGAACAAGTTACATCCCATGCGTCCCTAGCCCAGTTGAGAAATAGTTTGCCTTCACAGGCTTCACTACTAGCACAACTAGTTACAGGTTTTAGTAGAAAGTACATAAGTACTTTCCAGAAACCCAACATGTGAGCTCCTTTCCGACCATTTACTTCTTTTTCAACGGTCTATAGATAATGATGTGTTCCACTCGCTTCGCTCGTGGTTAATCTCGATTATCAGAAGGTAGGGGGGGTACCTTTGAAATCGCTACTGTAACACAACTATAACGCTTAGCACCCCGTACAAAAATCTCTTGTTTTCGAGTTGCACCATCTATACACTTGGCTCTATATAAGGCTATATCCTTAGTTAAAACCTGATATAATGGTTTTCAAGATGAGTAGACCTACTAAGTTAACCCCACAATTGATAGAAGACATTACTAATTGGCTTAAGATGGGGTATTATCAGGAAGATGCAGCCACTATGGTTGGTATTTCGCCCTCAACCTACTATGAATGGATGAAAAGGGGCGATAAAGTCATTGAAAAGGCAGATAATAAGATGTTAAACCCACCAAACACTGAGGATGGTGTTGAGATAGTACCAGGTGATGCAGCTGTAGAAGGAGAAGTGTTAGACCTCTATTCGGAGTTTTCGGAGGCAGTAAAAAAAGCAAGAGCAGAAGCTGAGGGTGCTCACATACGTAATATACGTAGGGCTAGTGATAATGGAGTATGGCAAGCGAGTGCTTGGTGGTTAGAGCGAAGTTTCCCTAAGAAATGGGGTAAAAGGTCATCTGTTGAGATAGGTGGCGAGGGTGGAGAGCCAATTAAGTTTCAAATTTCATACGGAGACTAGGCTTAGCACCTCCCACGAATATCTCTTGTTTTCTTGTCATAACATACATACACACATATTGTGTCTCTTGTGTCTCTTGTTACCCCTGACCTCTTCCCTTCTATAATTGGACATCATTACAATCCGCATTTAGTTTTCTTAATAAATCTTTTAAAGGTTAATAAATTTGTTTAGAGTTATTTATATGGCTAGCTTATTAGCAGAAGTATTAGGTATTCCTGAGTGGTATTCAGACGCCGCTTGCAATACTGTTGTTTATCCAGAACTTGACGCAGATGAATGGTTTCCAGAACGAGGTAGTTCTACAAAAAAAGCTAAGGCAATCTGTAACGAGTGTCCAGTAAAAGAGCCTTGTTTAGAACAGGCACTTGAACGAGGTGAGAGATTTGGTATTTGGGGTGGTAAATCAGAACGGGAACGCAGAGCAATACGTAAAGAAAGAAAAATGCAACCTGTTAAGGATGAAGATGATTCCTTAGGAGATTTATTAAGGTAAGTCGTCCTCACTGAAAGGTATGGATTCCCACTCATCTTTATATACGACACGATTTTCCCAATCGTATTCGCTTATTCTTTTAATAAATCTGATAGCTTCTTTTAAAAAATAACCTAAAAGAAATCCAATTAAATAATCCATAATCTATTTATTTTAGAACAAATGTTCTATATTTATAGTATTAAATTGAAAGACATATTAAAAATTTTTTTTGTGATACAGTTGTAAAACTATGGATTATATTCTCGGCGGCATCAGATTCAAAACGAAACAAATACCAAAAAATTCAGAAAAAGTATTAGTTGAAATGATAAAAGATAAACAAGTAGTAGATACATTTAAACTTTCTAGTAATTTAACTTCACTTGAAACAATTCAACAGATTTCTTTTGTGGTTTTATCTAGTTACCCTGCATTGTCAAATACCACAGGTTTTTCTATTAAGAGGTAAAGTTAAATTGTCGGCATCCACACCGACCTCCTCCCATCATCGGCTCTCTTAGGAGAGCTGTATCTAAAACTATTAGATGTTATAGTTAGTAAATGGAAAACTATAGACCACTACCAAAATTTTTAACTATCAAAGAATCTGATATAGATGGTTTGGGATTATTTACATCAGAGAAAATAGAAAAAGGATATAATGCTGGCATAACTCATGTTACTGACCCTTTAAGTAAAAAGTTGTTTAGAACTCCACTTGGTGGTTTTGTAAATCACAGTGAAGAACCTAATGCTAAAATCGTAGAAGTGCAAAGAGTAAGGTATTTATATTTTTTAAGAGACATTGAAGTTGGAGAAGAAATTACAGTTAAATACAGTATGTACGACCCTACTGAATTATCCTAAGTATTATGCCTAGATATGAACACAAGTGTTTAAAAGATATTTGCGAATTTTTATTTGAAGTTACTTATGGAATAAAAGAAGAACCTAAAATAAATTGTCCAAAATGTGCAAGTCCTACTCAAAGACAAATTTCTCGTAATGTCATGTTTGAAACACCAGTTGATGTAGAATGGGAAAAAGACCCAAGCGATTTAACAACTAGTTCTTATCAGAAGTATCAAAAAGCGAAGAAAAGGAAATTCAGATGGTAGACAATTATGAGTTCTGGGACCCCGATAAAGAAACTCACAAAGAATTTAAAATGCGTACAAAAGGTAAAGGTATGCGTGGTGGTGTAGGTAAAAAGAAAAATGCAGTAAAACCTGAAGGTGGTTTATCTAAAATAAGAGAACAAGCTTTACAAAGAGCTAAATATGCATGTGAATGGGAAGACTGTGGTAGTAAACAATGGTTAGAACTTGCACATATACTCGATATAGGAATGGGTGGTAGAAGTGCAGATAAGAAATATGATTTAGATAATGTTTGCATACTATGTAAATATCATCACGATATTTATGATGGTAGAGATACTAAAGGTAGTAAAAGAGCTTATAGAGAATTGTTAATTGGCTACCTTAATATGAAATATAAATTTAAACTATAAAATGCCTGTATACGTACCAGAACTTCCAGGACTTCATGAAAATCAAAAAGAAGTAGCTAGTTCAGATTCAAGGTGGAAAATACTTTGTGCTGGTAGACGTTTTGGTAAAACAAGACTTGGAATTCATATGTGTATGGAAAAAGCTTTAAATGGTGGTAGAGCATGGTGGGTAGCACCTACATTTGCAATTGCAAGAGTTGGCTGGAGAGCATTAGAAAATGCAGCTTATTCTTTTCCCGAAGAGATTAGACCTAAAGTATCACTAGCTAACATGGAAGTTATATTCCCAAATGGTGGTTCTATATCTTGTAAATCTGCTGATAATCCCCAAAGACTACGTGGTGAGGGTTTGGACTTCTTAGTAATGGACGAAGCTGCGTTTATTAAACCTGATGTTTGGCAAGAAGTATTAAGACCTACACTAACTGAAAGAAAAGGTTCTGCACTTTTTATTAGTACTCCTATGGGTATGGATAATTGGTTTTATGATTTATGGATGACTGCTGAAAAAGCACCTAATTGGGAAAGATTTAGATTTTCTACATACGACAATCCTATGATTGATGATGATGAAATTGACTCTGCTAAAAATGAAGTTGGCTCTATTGTTTTTGCACAAGAGTATTTAGCTGAATTTGTAGATGCAGGTCAAGGTATGTTTAAACCAGAATGGATTAATTATTTTGATATAAAAGACAGAATGTACATTGGTGGTGGTTCTCAATGGAACCCAGCAGAAATGTTACACTTTGGAACTGCTGACCTTGCCGTTACTACTAAAACAACTTCAGATTATACAGTAATTTTATCATGTGCAATTTCTCCTGATATGAAATTGTTTGTTGAGGATATGGTAAGAGTCAAAATAGAAGGTCCTGATATTGTTCCTACTATTCAACAAATGTACAATAAATACAAATGGGCTCATGTATGTTTAGAAAAACAAAACTTTACTAAAAACTTTACACAGTTAGCACAACGTACTGGGATGAGAGTTAGAGAAATGGACACTTCTAAAGATAAAATAACACAGGCTTTACCTTTATCAGCTAGGATGGAGTCAGGCGATGTGCTATTTCGTCGTAATGCATCGTGGTTAGAAGAGCTAGAG